TTATTTGACCACTGGAGAATAAGATTCGGAGTTCACACCCGGGAATCTGGCGGCCTCTTCACGCCGCTTTGCATCCTTCGCCGCCAGTTTCGTTACGTGCGCTTCAACCTTCTCGACGGCGTCGATCAGGTCTTCGTCGGATGTGATATTGTATCGATCAAAAACCGAACGCGACCGATGCCCGGTGATCAGCATTGCTACCTTCTCGCTGACGCCGGCACGCACCAGATTCCGCGCTGCAGTCCGCCTGAAATCGTGAAAGATTTTGTCGGGAACTTTCGCGTCCTCGCAGGCGCGCTTCCATGTTTTTCTGAACTCTCCGATCTTGTACCACGCGCCTGGAATGCCACGACCGTGCTTCCGGTAAAAGACGTACGGTACAAGGAATGTTTCTCCGCTCGGCATCTGGAGCTTGCGCTGCTGCCACCGCCGTTTGATGATTTCCCACAGTTCACCCTGCAACGGAATCTTCCTTGGCTTGCCGTTCTTTGAAAAGAGTCCCGGCAGTTTCAATAACCTCGCATCGTAGTCGATCATCGTCCACTGAAGATTGCTGACCTCGCCTTTGCGCCAGCCGCATAAGTAGTCGAAGTGCGTGTAGTCTCTGAGATCCTCAGGTAAGAACTGGAGCACATCGAGGAACTCGCCGTACTCGAAGAAACCCTGCCGTGCGTTTTCCACCTTCAGCTTGGTGATCTTCGGCACCTCTCCGATCTTTCTGAGACCATGCGTCAGTGCCTGGCCGAGAAGCTGCGTGTAGTGGTTGATCGTGGCGGGCGCGAGTCTCTTGCACATCTCATTGCACTGATGAAGCGGCCTCTCCCCTTCAGGGATGTGATTGAGCCGGTTGCACGTATTCTTCAGCCGCTCAATCCACTTGTCGATTTCCCGTTCTGTGAGGCTCTTTGCCTGGAGCTTTCCTATGCTGGCACGGATTATCTTGAAACGAGACTCTACCTGCGGTCTGAACTTTTCCCGGATTCGGTAGTTTGCCTCCAGGTCGTCGAGCAACTCGTTAACCGTAACCTTCTCGGCAGAAGGCCCGACGAACTTCCTGGCGCCGATCTCGTCGGCGTGCACCTGCTTGAGCCGGTCGCGCAGATACTTCTTCGCCTTGTTCTCCTCCATCTCATGCGTCGACTCGCGCTGCTGTTCGCCGTGCAGCATATAGGCACACCACCAAAACCGCGTTCCAGGCCGCTGGTATACGATGCCGTCGCCTCGCTCACCGACTTTGATTACCTTCACGGTTACTGCCCTCCGGCAATTTGCGTTTTGATGTACTTCTCGATCCCGCATCGCGAGTAGCGGAGCTTGCGTCCCAGCCTGACGATGAAAGGAAGTGATCGAGTTCTGCTGTAGATCCAGTCCTTCTTCACGCCAAGCATCCGCGACGCCTCCTCAAGGTCCAACAACTTGTCTTCGGGTTCCGCTTTCTGCTCAGAGCTGAGGAGTCTGGCAGCCAGCGTTGACTGCGCGGCTGCCATCTGAGCCATGAGTGCCGGAACCGTTTCCAGTGGAAGTTTGAGCAATCGTTCGAGATCCAATGCATTTACTACCATGCGTCTCCCTTCGGTTAGATTTGGTATTCCATCCATGTACGTGGTTTTGCGCTGTACGGCAGATACAGCGGGTGAGACGGCTCGCCGCCTTTCGCCAGCCTCAAAACGTGCAGTGGCTTGCCAACGCCCCGAAGCATTGTGGCCACAAAACTTGACCTGCCGGTCTGTGAGCCATGATTGCCCCAGGCACAGATGATCAGATCCGCATCAAGCGCAGACCTGACCAGGAACTCATCATTTCGCGGTCCAACAGGATCATCGACAGTCCTGAGGGCGCGCGGATCAGTTGATCTCAGCGCAAAGAGATTTGTGACGATCAGGCGATCAAAGCCCCACACGGCCGTACGCCTCTGGCAGCGCTCAACGGTCGGATCGTTTGCAAATTCATCCGCGGTGCTTGGATTCAGCATCACGAAATTCACGGTCCGACCCGTCTCGCCCCACTGCCGCGTGAGCGTATATCGGTAGATCCTGTCCTTGCTGAAATCTGCTGTTGACCTGCAAAACAGCGTAAAGGGCTTCATCTGCCACTCTTCCTTGGGAACCGAATTACTTCTGCGGGGGTCGAAATCTTGCGTCGGTGCTGATCCATCATTTCGCACGTGAGTTCGAAAATGTACTCGGCGAGCGAGGATGCGCCGAGCAAGTTCGCACTGCCTCCGCCGTTCATTGCAAGCACGACCGCGTTTCGGGCTTCCGCAAAGTACTTGTCCCAACGCTCCGGGTTTTCCGCTATATACCGCTTCAACTCTTCGTCCATGTGCGTCCTTATTGGTCAAACCCTGGACGGGGTGCCGGGCCTGCATGCACCACTGAGTCCGCTTTCGGAGCTTCGCCGTTGCGCCGTGGCATCATCAGTGGAGCATCCTGCGGCACATCGTGTGATTCAAAGTCTTCGTCGTCGATCACCACTAAATCTGACCTACCACTAAACTCAGCGTCCATTGCAGCCGCGATCACGGGTGGCAGCTCGATGTCGTCCGCATGTGGATCGATCACTTCAATTGGTGGCGGCAGTTCCCTTGGCGCGGGTCTGACCGGCAGCTCGCCGCGGAAGTTCCGAACATGCTCCAACAGGTTCTTGCGGAGTGAGGCAGCATCCTTATCCGGGAATTCAAGGTGAACGCCGTACTGGGTGGCCGGCTTGCCGTTGTGCGACGTCCGGTACGGCCTGACGATCATCTTGAGCGGGATTCCGGCGATGTGGCCGTCAGTCAGCCCCCGGAACATTTCGAGGTTCGAGTGAAGCTGGGAAACCGACCTGAAGCCCGTCGTATCGAAATACGCGCTGCCGCCGAAGCTCACCCTGGAAAGCAGTTGGAACAACAGGCGGCCATGCGGCTTGCACGGCGGCGCCTCGTCACCGTTAGTCTGTGCATATGGACAACCCATCACACGGCACCGATTGATGATCGGGAAGTGCCGCTCGCCAGCCTTCTTCGCATCTTCCGCCAGCCGCTTCTCTTCGTCCGTCCGGGCCATCGAGAGAACCCGCATGCCGTTCATGCCGTCGCCATAGCACTTGCGTTCGCCTGCCGTCCACATTTCATAGGCGTATTCAAACGGCTCTTCCCGGAAGAAGACGATGTCGATTTCCGTCGGCGTTGGCCCGTGCGCTTCGATCGCGTCGAAGTCGGGCTCGAACATCCCTTGCGGGCTGACCTTGGTAAAAATGAAGTATGGAAGCTTTTGCGGATACCGGCGCTCGGGCGCCTTGTCCTTGGCAGTCTTGTAGAACGCCCTGGCTTCTTCCTTGGTGGCAAAGCGTGCGATCTTGTCCTTCTCGTGCTGGACGCACCAGTTGCCCTTGGCGTCGATCCAGACAAGAACGCTTCTACCTTTCGGGACTCCAATGCCGACTTTGATGACTCGTGGCTCACGGATGATGGGCGTACCGTCAAGCTCGTGGGTCAGCCCATACATCCGGTTTCTGGCGGGTCTTGCTGAGAGATTGGTTGCCATCGTTCTCCTCGCTGATCAATGGTTGTGAGCGGGATTACTGAGCCTTTTTGAACCCGATACTGGTTTCCCTGACGGCCTTCACTCCGGGTACGTTGAATGCAGACTTCGATTGCGTGGCCAGCTTGTTCAGGAGCGTCATATTCGCCTGAACCAGTTCTGCCATGACTTGACCGTCCGCCACAGCTCGGCAAAGAGCGCGAAGGTCAGTCACCTCCGCCTTCCAGCGGCCGGATGACGTGACGCCCTCGACCTTCGGTGCTGCCGGAAGCACAGGCGCCGGCACGTTCAGTTCCATGTTGAGCGTCGCCTCGACCTCTTCCACTGACGCGCCAGCCTGTTCCGCCTGAATGGCCAACACGAGCTTGGCTTCCTCAGTTGCTTTTCTCGCAGCTTCCTCGGCTTGGCGCTGACGTTCGGCTGCAATCCGATCCTGCTCGTCTTTCCAGGTGCGAGCCGCCTTGCGCAGGTAGTCGAGACCGCGCTGCACCGGCTCCAGGAAACTCTTTTCCATGTCGCATAGTTTCTTGTGCAGCGCGTAAGCATCCGTTTTCAGCGGACCGAACGTCTTTTTGATCCGGTCCTCGATCGTTACCCCCGCCTGCCCGAGTTCGACCGCCCTCTGATAACTCTCGTGATCTACAATCACGAGGGTGGTCGCGCGGCCCGACCAATCCGCCGCTTCCCTTTTCACCAACTCTTTCACGTCTTCCCGCTTGACTGAGTCCTGCGCCCCCTCTGCGCCGGGCGCAGGGAACTGAACAATGTTGCTCATGCTGCCCTCCCGTGTTTGGCCTTCCATCGCAACACGTTCATTAAGCTCACGAACGTGCTCCAGTCTTCCGCCGCCTCCTTTGGCGGCAACTCCCGGAGGTCGTACTTGCCGTCTTTCTTCAACCGCAGGACTGCCCGGCGATAGCACTCCGGCTGATCCAACAGGTGCGCGTACGCCGCAAGCTGTATGCCCCAACACGCTTCCGGCACTCCGCTTTTCAGATCGAGCACTACCGGGACCAGGTCGCCGTCTAGATGCATCAATCCCCATCGGTCTATCGTCCCCGCATACCGGAACGCCCGATGCCACCGCCTGTCCTCGACGCCTTCCCAGGCAAACTCGGCTTCCGCCTTGAAGCGCCTGTAGGCTTCCACGTAAGGCATGATGCGCGGATCAACGCTCGATTCATCCAGGCACCCCTGGTCGTCGTACTCGCAGGCCATGTGAACGGCCTGCCCTCGCAAGCGGTGAAACTCGGTGAAGTACGACGTGTCCACGAGCCCGGACCGCTCGATCACCTGAGTCACCGAGATCAGCACTTCCCCGGTCGGCAGCGAGTACTCGTGTTTTTCTGGGTTGAAGTTGAGCACCGTGGACCTCCCAATACGGGCACATTCTATATTAAATAGCAATGCATTGTCAATCGATAATCCACACAACTCCGATAAAAAGACGCACACGGCGCGTCCTCGAACGCCATGCCAGTCATTTGTTGATCGCGCACATAATAAGTATTTAAATATTAATGTCAAGGGATAAATGAAAAAACTGTAAGAATTCTAAAGAAATCTTCCCATCCGTCCAATCTTGGATTAGATTGCAGCATATGAAGACCTTAGCTGAATTCCTAGACGAGAAAATTCTGGCAGACGGGTGGGGCTCCCAGGTAGCCTTGTCGGAAAAACTGCGCCTTTCATCGTCGGCAATCAGCGGCTGGAAGCGCGGCAAGAAGCCCGGCTTTGGAGATTGCCTTCGCATTGCACGGGCTTTTGAAAACGACCCCCTGATTCAGGGTGACCCGCTGGTGGTATTCGCAATGACCGACCAGCCGGAAGCTGCAGACCTTTACCGCAGTTTCTTTCCGCCATCCGGGCACACGAAGACCGTTCGGAATACAGAATGCGTGTGCACGAAGAACAGCAAGCGCCACGTTCTGCATGCCAAGTTGGAAGCGATTCTGGACGGCCGGCTTGGCTATGCCATCGCAGCCAATGTAGAGGCCCTCTACAAATTACATTCCATGCCGCCGGCCAGTGAAGAGCCTATAGGCCACGGACCCTATTTTCCGGGAACCCGGGTGCTAAGACGGAAAAGGCGGTCTTAACCCCTATGTGGCATCCATTGTGCTCGGGTTCTCCGTTCTGCGGGGCCCCCGCTTACCGGGTCGCTTCTCCTCTTGAAGACGTATGATGGCGCCACACCAACAGCAGACATAAAGGCGTGGCGCCAGTTTATGAGGACAGTGCTTTGTGCATCCATTAACCGGAGGAAGACGATCCATTCTATGAAATTCCTTTCAATTCCCTGCTCGTTCATAATTACAGACCTCTCATACATGTAACAAGAACGCCAAACAGAGGGAATCGCCTACTGGAAATTTCACAAACAACAATGCTAGTCGTTGCAAGACTGAGCGAGATGATCCAGGAACAGCTCTATTTATTTGGCCTGCCAGCAGTTATGCTTGTGGCACACCCAGCGTGAATTCGGAAATGTGGGCCGCCTCTAGAATTTCTGGATAATTATGCGATGCAATCGTATAATGTGCTCATGTGGATTCTCAGATACGTAGAAGCACATTTGCGCCGCTCAGCGCGTACACGCCCGGTCCTGGTCCTCACCGGCGCGCGCCAGACCGGAAAGACCTCGACGCTGAGGCGGCTTTTTCCGGATTACAGCTTCATTTCTCTCGATCTGCCGACCGAAGCCGAACAAGCCGAAAAGGAGCCTGAGGCTTTCCTGCAGCGGCACCCCACGCCCGCAATCATAGACGAAGTGCAGTACGCGCCCGCTCTATTCCGTCACCTTAAGGTGGCGGTGGAGGGCAAGCGGAACCGCCACGGACAGTACCTTCTTACGGGATCCCAAAAGTTCACGCTTATGAAAGGCGTGTCGGAATCGCTCGCCGGGCGCGCGGACGTTGTCGAACTGGAGACATTGTCTTTGGCTGAAATCCTGGCGGCTGCGCCAGGGACGAGACTTGAAACCGCCATTGTACGCGGCGGATTCCCGGAATTGCATGCCAACCCAGAAATCGATGCGGCAGCCTTTTACAATTCCTATCTGGCAACCTATCTGGAGCGCGACGTGCGCTCACTCGCGAACGTAGGCAGTCTGCGCGATTTCGAACGCTTTTTGCGCGCCTGTGCCTTGCGCTCAGCCAACTTGCTTAACAAAGCCGACTTGGCGCGTGACCTTGGCATTGCTCCCTCCACCGCCAACCAGTGGCTGTCGATGCTGGAGGCGTCCGGACAGGTAGTGTTGCTGGAGCCGTGGTTCTCGAACCGCACCAAATCGCTTGTGAAGAGCCCCAAACTCTACCTGGCGGACACTGGCCTTCTCTGTGCTTTGCTGAACATCCGCTCCGAAAGAGCCCTGGCCGATTCGCCATGGGCCGGCGCGGTATGGGAAACGTTTGTCTTTGCCCAGTTACGGCATCGCGAACGCCGCGCCGGGCGTGCCGGCAGCCTGTTCTTCTGGCGCGATCGTACGCGTGAGGTCGACTTTGTTGTTGACGCCGCCGGCCATCTGGAACTGTTTGAAGCAAAATGGACCGAACTGCCCGCACAATCCGACACCGTCAACCTTTCCTTCGTGCGTGATATCGTGGGCAAGTCGCGTGTGTCAACGAGTGCCATAATCTGCCGTGCGCCGAACAGTTATCCTATATCCAACGGCTTCCGGGCAGTGCCCGTTGCGGAGCTCACATAGCACATCCCAAACCCGCGTCCGATAGCGCGAGAACCGCAGCACAGCACACTGATGGTCGTTTCTGGGCAGTGACCCACTTTCCCGGTATGCCGACCACACATCAAAGTGACCGAGAGTATTGGTGGCAGGGCTCACCTAAAACGGCGATTCAGAATGAGCACACTCTGTGTCACACCCAGAGGCTTCCTCGGACGGGATCGGAGGGTGAGGTTTTCAGGCTCCCGCTTGCGAGTTTCGCGGCAAGTGAAGCCAGCAGAGAGGGAGGGATGACGCCTAGCGCGCAAGCGACCGACGCTTTCGCGGCTATCACTTGTCGCGTTTAATTCCTTTTTTGGGGCTCTTCCGGGATCAGTAACGCAAAAAATGTCTCAGCAAGCAACTTTTCATATTGCCACATGAATTGCTCGACCTTCTCTTCAAGTGAGAGCCCCTCCTCGTTGAAAAGGCCGTACCAGTTGACTGCGTATTCAACGTGCATGGCTCCGTCCCGATCTACGAACCCTTTCGACGTTTCGCGATCCGGAAGGTGCGAGTCCTCGCTCAGAATCCGTGGTTCCTGCGCGCGCTCATAGGTACTACTTCGAACGACTGCCTTGTCCTGGAGCGAGAGACAAACGGAATATCCGAGCCACCAGTTACGATCCTTCCTGGAATGTTTTTCCCAGAAGAGCATAAGCGCTGGCCGGATCTGCTCATGCATGTCCTCCATGAGAGTGACATAGAGATCTGATTGCCCGAGACGATCGAGAAGCTCCCGACGCTCCTTATACTGCTGAAGTCCACTTGCGAGGTCAGCGTTATTGATGATGTCAGAAACGTCGACCCCCATTTTTCCGTAGGAGTTTGTGTGATACTTGACATCGTGGCATAACCCGAGTATTTCGTTAGGGTTCGTTTCCTCCAGAATGCGCCTCAAAGGCTCGATTTCCCCATCAATCTCCATCAGGGCTTTCTGAACGCTCTTCTTGAGCGCGAATACCGAAGCCTTGATGGCTTCGTGGTCAGTGTTCAGATATGGGACCGTGAAGGCTGGATCAATCTCCTCGACGCTGATTTGTCGGTATCCAACATCGACCATGTATCGAGCGAAGTCTCGGTAGCTCATCAACTCGACATCCAACTCGTCAGCAGCCAGTCTGTTCAGCACGGTCCCCCGGACAGCGGGATCGGGGACTAGAACTTTGAGCAACTTGGCGATGTTGTTAAGGAGTGTGTTTCGCTGCCTAACAAGTGAAGCTGTCTCGTTTCCGATTGCTTTCCAGTATTCCGGGAAGTTTCTGTCCAGAAGATCAACGAGGCGGCTGACATCGATCGGTTCGCGTATGGCTTTGTCGAGTCTTTCGGCTTTCAGCGTGGCGTACACGCTTTCCAAGGCTGTGGGAAGGAAGTCACCACTTGCCACGACAATCACTTGATCGATATGCACCTCGCGCAGTTCATAGATGTGCTTATATGGTTCGTTGATTGCCTGCTTGATCTGATTAAGCACCGTGAAATAGCCGCTCGAACCGGATGCCGAACCCGTGATGTTGCCTTTCTTAACTACGACCGCAAGATACCTCGTCCTGCCGAACTTCTCATCGAGCTCCTTGCAGACGATGTCTTTCCCTTTCTCCCCTGCGTGGTGATGGAGAATAGGGTCGTGAAACCCCAGCTTTGTCAGGAGAGGGATGAGGACTTCGCGGCGGAGAGCGTCTTCACTAAGGTCAAGCAGATGCTCGCGCTTCTCTCTGGCGGTCATGAGCATAGCCTATTGTCCCCACTTAAAGGTTCTAGATAACTGGATAGGCCTGGGCTTATCCAGGTATACAGCGACAGACCAGTCTCTCGGAAGTGGCCGTTGCGCGCACCACGCTGGCCCCCGCTGAAGGTCAAAGGCAAACCGCAACCCCAAGCCATCATAAGGATCGCGAAGACCGCGCATGACAAAGGCTCACTCCGAAGGTGCCGCCTCGAACTCAGCACGCACGCAGCGGCGGATGCGAGCCTCAAATCCTACTTTGACCGCTTCGGCGCCTTGCCGACGTGGGTTGGCAAAGCTGACCGCTCAGAATCCGAGGACCGGCTTGTATTTGGTGAGGATTTCGCTCATCGCGATGTAGTGCGAATTTAGCTGGGCGCTGTTTGCCACGCTACGCGGCATCCTCTCGTCCGGGTGCAGGTGCTTGCTCGTAAAGTTGCACGTGTCCTCAAGCTTCGCCTCGTCGTTGATATCGAAGCTCTTGCAGGACTTCAGCAGCGACCTGATCTCGCCCCAGCTCTTGCCCTCGTATTTCCTTGAGATGGGGTTGCCCGTATCGGCCTTGTACAGCTCCTTGACGAATTGCTCCACAAACATCCGCAGGTTCAGTGTTGCGGTCTTCCGGTATTCCTCGTTCGTCGCGTCCTTGTGTGTCCTGACCATCTCGAGCAGACGACCGAGGCCTGGCCCCTTCCACTCGATTGCCGGCCCAGAACGCGAGTACTGGCTCATCTTATAGAGGGCAGCCCCGCGCCTCCGATAGAGCGCCTCGACATCGCCTGCAAGCAGCTGCATGTGCGTGAGTAGGATGATGTGGAAGCCGTCGTCAAGAAGCTTCTCGATCACCTGTTTCTTGAACGCCTCAGTGTGTTCGTCATCCATTGACTGCACTGGGTCATCAATCAGCAGCGTATTGAACGGTGTCCCCTTCCTCGTTGCGCATGCGAGGTAGATGGCCAGCCCCACACAGTTGAGCTGGCTCATGCTTAAATTCGGTGCCGCGAACATTGTCTTCGCGTACGTCCTTGCGCGCAGTTCCAGGTTATCCGTGCCAGGCACCATGCCATCATAGGCGACATCCGAGATCGGATTGAGCATCGCATACCAATTCTTGATTTCCTTGTCACGTGTTGCAAGAACCTGCTTCTGCTTTCTTTCGGTGAAGGTACGAATGTCGCCGACAAGATCTGTGAAGCTCCGCTCCACATCGCGGCACACCTGCGCGATCCGGACATCCTTCCACTGCTCAAGTGCCGCGATGGTGCGCTCGACCTTCTTGACGTCAGCGGATGATGCGAGACCCGCCTTTATCGCGGGGTCAAGAACGCTGTAGTTTGCCGCGTATCCGTTGATGAATGCGGGCAGTACGCTGATTTCCGCCTTGTATCGTCCGACCACCTGCGCCAAGTCGTCCGAGCTCTTGGGCAATTCTCCCGATGACAGCACTCCCTCGATCGCCGTCTGCAAGTTTTTCAGGACCTCGATTGATTCGCCGCATATTACCAGCTGGTCCCCGAGCGCCTTGTTCGATTCAAGGAACGCCTCAGCAGCTCCGGCCGCAATGTCGCGAATCTTCCGCACCTCGGCATCGTCCGGCTGGTTCGGCACAACTTTCTTCTGCTCGGCGACCTGCGCCACAAGATCGGTCGTCAGGCCGCGTACTTCTGCAAGTGCCTTTTGGATGGCTGCGAGGCCTTCAGGAGTCTCTGCAAGCGCCTCTCTGAGCGCCGCGATTCGCTGCGGAGTCAGGCTGTCAGCCGCACAGAACGGGCAGTGTTCCGGATGTACACTGTCAAGAAGGCGAAGCCCGAGGTGGTAGAACTGTCTGCGTTGCGGCTCGTGCTCGCGCTGAGAGCCTTGCTGCTCCGCCGCTGCGGCGGCAAGATGTTCGCGGATTTTCGAAACGCGCGCATCGAGGCGGGAAAGCAGCTTCACCACAGGCGCTTCAGCGGGCGAGCTGATCACCGCTGCGGAAAGCCGGCCCCAGTCAAGTTGCGCCCGCTCCTTCGAGGATTTGACGGTTTTGAGCGCCTGCAGCAGGTCGGCATAGCCTGGCGAGACGAGCCCCTGCGCAACCTGCCCAAGGTGCTGCTTGGCTGCCGCCAGCCTTCCTGATTCAATGAGAGTGACAACAGGAACGAGCACAGGCTCCTGGCGCATGTCTGCTACAAGGAGTGTGCGCCGGCTCTGCGCCTGGACGGCACGCTGAGGCAGCCGCTTGGAGAACTCGGTCTTCGCTGCCTCCACGGCAGTACGCAACGCAATCAGCGGCTCTAGCCCCATCATAGCTGAGAGCACTTCATACCGCGCCTTGGGCTTCATGAAGATGAAGTCCTGCAGCGTGTGCTGGAGAATCAACGGCCTATCGTGGAGGTGGTCAATGCCGAACTCTTTCAAGTCTTGAACTACCGATCCGTCAACCTTGAGCACCGAGGTTTCGTCCGTCTTGAGCTCGCGCAGGATCTTGCGCGCCTTCCCGGCTCGATCGTCGAGCTCCGCCTCGACGTAAGGGGGCGCGGAGCCGATGTAGTGCGCGTTCTTGTAGCAACCGCTGTATTCGCGCTTGCTCAGGTCGTCACCTTTGGTCCTCTTGAGCGTCCGTCCGTACAGCAACCACTCCACTGCCTCCCCGATCGAGGTTTTGCCGCTCCCGTTAGGACCCTCGAAGATGACCATTGTGTCGGAAAGGTCGAGGGTCTGCGCGTCGTTGAAGCCGCGGAAGCCGCAAATACTAAGACTTTTCAATCGCATCGGTCTCTTCCGATAGGATTTCGAGTGCCTTCGTAGCGATTGCCTCTGCTGTTGGGACTTTCATGTAGGCGTCCGTGAGCGCTCCGCGCCACTTGTCTTCCACCTCGCCGCGCATCTCGTGGATCAGGTCTTCTTCTGCATTCATGGCTCGACCATCACCCCTATTGACGCGGGTAGGAAGGACAGGCACATTCCCCAGCAACGTCCGCGTCAAGGCGCCGCTCGTCTGCCCTCCTCCCGTTGCGAACAGGTTCGTAAAAGAGGGATCGTGTTAGCCCTCCGGCTTCTCTATATCCCAGCTGTGAATTGCTGTGGCCGGATTTTACACCAGGGAAGGGATGCCGGTGAAAACAAATCCCCATCCCGACAGGTTCATCCCGGCCCCTTGCCCATCTCTGTAACGACGGCAGGCAATTTCTCCCGTTCGTTTAAACACCTTCCGGTTTCGCGTCCAATTGACAGCGTTCCACTTGGCTGCATAATCGGCAGATCGGAGATGCGAGGGGGGGGAGCACGCAGTAGTCCATTCGGCGAGCCACGCACCCTTGACGTTTATCTGCGCCGACGCGGTAGAGTCCGACGGCGCAAATCTGCCAAAGGAGCTTCTCCCTGAGCCGTCCGCATTCGATTTATGGCTTCTGCAGTAGCCTGATAGTGTTCCCTGGCGGAATCTGGTGCAACTGCCCACATGTCCTGCAGCGCGTGCCAGGCGGCGCGTTCCTTTGTGGTTGCCAAATCCCAGTAATCGAGCTCGTACCGTACACCGGCTTTGTTAGCGAGCTCTGAGTTCGAGCACTCAAGCGTTCTAATAGGACAGATGCCGATTGGCGGAGAGGCGGGATTGTGGGTGCCGTCAGCAACTAGCGACTCAACTGAGGGATGAACGAGAATCCGCATGCCCTTGATGCCACATTTTTCTGCCTGGTAGGCCCGCACTACGGCGGCACCTAAGAACTGCGACGCGTGGACGTCGCTGTCAGCCGAGACATCAGAACGAAACCTGAGCGCGGCGAATGATCCAAAGGCGATACCCATGCGCACTGGAACGTTCTGAGAAAGCAAGGACTGGGCTAGGTCGACGGCAAAGCTTGTTGCTTCAAAAAGATACGTGGTTGCGAAGAATACCGAATCGGAGAAAGTGACGGCCGTCAATGGGTGCCTACTATTTGCACTCGCAATTGCCCACTCGATGGAAAGGTGAAAGCTCGAAAAAGCCTTGGTCAAAGGGTTCTTGGATATGCGTACAATGTCGTCAATCTTTAGCGGGAGCCCCCGACCGCGGGCATGCAGCATCCGAAGGTCAATCGGGTTTGCCTCCGTCAACGCCGCAAAACCAAGCATGTCGGCAAATACAACGACGCGGTTTGAGCTCAGGGGGCTAGTCTTTGGCTGATTGCGCTGGGGTATCGTTGTCTGCTGACACCGTGACGACACGTTTCGTAACGGGTCTGGCGATTCCATGATGATCAAACTCCGACAATACGACCGAGTGCAAACATTTGATGGTTAAGAATTCATACGACTCGAAATTCGAACGATCGGATATCGCGAGAGAATACCAAAGATTGGATTACCGCGAAACCACTAGTCTTCTCATGAAGTAAATACGCGCTATTCGCGTGAAATCCCCGACATGCCCTCGAAGTTGCGCTCTGCGAGGTGAATTGAGGGCCACCAGCTGGAACTGGCGGCCCTTGCCGTTCTAAGGACTGATCTTCACCTTGACCTTTCCGGGTGGGCTCAGGGTCGAGACCGTAACCGGCACCTGCGATCCATCCAGGGCCGCGCCTACCACGTTAGACACGCCGCTTACCGGAGCGTTCACGGTGGCGAATCTCCCCTGGAAGATGGCTTGATTCAGGCCGAAGATGATGACCCGAATCTTTCCGTTGACCGGCGCCTGCGCGATCTGTTTCTGAACGCTGTCAACCAACGTGACGGCACCTGTAGTGTCCAGATCGAATTGCAGGCTTGCCACCGGCTTGTCGACATACAGGAATACCATCATAAGAAACACCGCCTTCACTGGGCCACCGATACATTGACTACGATGGAAATGGACAAGCCACCCACCTTGGAGCACGGCGCCGGCGTTTTCACCGGATCGGACTGCGGACCCTCTCCCCACACATTCACGGCCGACACCGCGAAGGCATGAGCGTCCGGCGAGATTTCTAGCTCGAATTTGGGCTCCTGCGTGTTTCCCACCTGCGCCCCGTCCATGTAGACATTGTATCCCGTGACCTGCTCCTCCGGTGGGTTCACCGGCCAGTTGAGTTGCGCTTTTGTAGCCATCACACTCCTTTGTTGTTATTGTTACTTACACCCCGTGACCCCGAGGATCACGGAAACCAGGGCCTGCACGTCGAGCACGTTTACCGCTCCATCACCATTGATGTCGCCACTTACCCCTGTGGGCAGTGACTTCATGCCTAGGATTGCGCTAATGAGTGCCTGCAGGTCCATTATGTTCACAGCGCCGTCAAGGTTCAGATCGCACCTCGACGGAGCCATGACAGTCGTAGAAACCTCATTCGAGAAGCCGCTCTCCAGGCCGGCGGTGTTATAGGCGGTCACCGCAAAGTAGTAAGTGCCTGGCGCCAGGCCGGTCGCGATATACGTGGTCTGTTTTCCGAGAACAATCGGCGCACCGTAGACTCCTGATTCTCTGCCGTAGTAAACCTTGTAGCCGGCCAGATCTGATTCGCTATTTGGATCCCAGACCAGAGTCACATCGGCCGCCAATAACGGCGAGGTTGTCAGCAACGCCAGTAGGACCAATGATGCCGTCCTGCGCACGACTCCTTCAGTTGGCATAGAAAGTCCCGTTGAAGAACGCCTTCAATGTGGCTTGGCCGCCTTTGACGATCTCGACAATCGGGTGTTGTTCGACCGAAAAGCAGTCGCTTTTCTTATCCTTGTAGACAATCGAGAACCCAAGCTGCCAGTTCGGGTGGTCGACGTAGGCGGGATTCCGGTCGCAGAGGCAGAAATTCTCGTAGGCCACTACGTCCCGGTCCCACAACCGCTTGAAACTTGAGCCGCCCCGGTGCGTGTGGTTCTGGATCAAGCTGATGCCCTTACTGTCCAGCAGGTTCTTTGCCGTGTACCCGCTGTGCTTTGACACGGCGTCAAAGTGTCCGATCAACAGCTTGCCCCATTGCCAGCTCGTCTCTTTGTTGCCGGAGTAAACGCACTCGATCCTGTTCTCCTCGAGCTCCAGCTGTTCTTGCAGCGTCATTCCCTTCAGCCCGTGCAGCTCGCGCGCGTTGTTGGCGATAAACACCGCCCACCTGTGCTCGTGGTTCCCGAACACATAAACGATGCGCGCCCTTTGAAACCGCTTGCGCAGGCGCACCAGGAAATCCCGTGTGAGTTTCAACTCGGAGACGAGTTTGCCCTTTTCCCGGAACGCCGGGTTTTTGTCAAACTTGGATGCTTCCCAGCAATCGCTAGCATCACCATTAATCACGATCAGGTTTGGGGCCAGTTCATCTGCGATCCCCAGCGCGACCTCAATGGCCCGGTCGTTCTGCCAAGGGAAGTGAAGATCTCCAAGAATGAAGGCGGTCTCGTAATCGGCAGACGTATGGCGTCTAATGAGGCACCCCCTTTGACGTGTTGGAAGGCTTGGCGAGGGCAGTGGGGAAGTGCCCTCGCCGTTTCTAATGGAGGACCACGCTGCCGGCCTTAACGTTTGATTGGGAACTGGTACGAAAACGCTAGTCCCTGGCCCTTCAAGACGGACGCTGGTGTGGCAGGCTCGCCATGATTGAACGTGTTGGCGTAAGCCCGACCGGCGAAATACGCCGTTGCAATCGCGAGCACGATGTTGATCGGTTTGGCCGTGTTCGGGAAGTAATGGCGGATCGTAAAGGCAACGAAAATCGATCCGCCGGCAATGCCAAGTCGCTCGGCAGGCGTGATCGTGTAGTCCTTGCCTGCTACCGTGAAGTGCCAGTCGGTCTTCGCATCGGCCACGTTACTGAGTAAGAATGCTGCCGGGGCGATGTTGTTCGGATCGCTGATGACATCCCACACTCCGCCGGTTTGCCCGGAAGGCTGAGTCTGGCTCTGCGCCATCAACGGAAGCGTGAACAGCATGCAAACGACAAGCATCAAAACGAATCTCTTCATGAAAATCTCCTCGATTACTTTGTTTTGAGTGGTTCAATCACGGCGCCATAGTCTCCCCGGTCGCTGCTCTTCCCTGTTACCAGGGCGATGAGGGCGCCAAGGACCGCCGAGAACGCATCTTCGAAACGAATGACAAGGTCTTGAGGCGCATTCCCGCGCACCAGCGTTACGACCACAACCCCGGTGACCAGGAAAAGGAACGCCAGAAGCAACTTGTCGAAATTCAGGTAGAGAAGGGCACGCAGGTTGTAAGGCTGCATTTTTCCTCCGGTTTGAGCGAGAAAAAATCGTGTAAAACGGCTTGAGAGCCTTCATCGTTAGGTGGGGAAGGGTAGGGGGTGTTAGAACGCCTTGGCGATCGTAGCAAGCAGCTCGGCGAGAAGCAGCAGCTTCTGGTACTTCGAGCTGGTTTTTGCGATCTTCTCGACTGATTCGGCAATCGCGGGCGCCTGGCGGGACGCTACCTCAAGGTTTCCGGCGATCGCGTCCACGTGGGCGGTCGTCGCGGCAATGCTCGCCAGGGCAGCTTTCCACTCGGGATCTACGAGCAGCTCATGGATCTCGTCGACCGACATCGTGCTCTTGGCCGCGATCTCCTGAATCGAGCCCGTAATCGCCTGGATTGACACTCCCAGTGCCCGGGCAGTTTCCGCCAGGTTCGGCAGTAGCTGCTCATTGAGGCTTCGGTCCGTGTTCATCACCAGTCCGGTTATGGCTTGGGCACCCTTGTTGAAACTGCCCACGGCGCCGTTGAGGCTATCCAAGGTATCCCGTAGCCGCGGCATCAGGACCTTGTTGATATCTTTCGCGGTTCCGTTGAGCACGGCTGCCGTTTGCCAGCCGGCTTCGAGGGCTTTCTGGTTCTTCGGGCTCTCCAGGATCACCTTCTGCTTTTCCGCGTAATCAGCAACCAGCTTCGCAGTGCGCTCAACCTGGGTCACGGCCCCGTCGACCTTCGTGGCCGCACTGTCAGCCTTCAAGAGAAGGCAATGCGCATCCCTGGTTAAGATCAAGGCGCACACCGCCAAGGTGAGCGCCAGAATGACAATAGCAATGCTTCTGACGGTGTTAAGCATTGGCCAGCTCCCGGTAGATGCGAGCGTACCTGAGCACTTCACGGCTGTAGTCTCTGCCGGCGGTGTAGTGGTCAATGAAGTCAGGGCCGCATGCGAGGGGATCCACTTTCATCTGCACCAGGGCCTTGAGCACGTTGCCCTCGCCACCGTTGTAAGCCGCGACGGCTGCGCGCTCCAGGTCCGGAATCTCCAGACCCTTCTTCGGCGCCAGCCTTTGCAACGTCTGGCGCTTCAATGCGAGCTGTTCTGCCGCGAACAAGGCATTCTCACGAGGGTCTTTCCACTTCTCGCCGGCGCAGAACTCAGGGAACGATCGATCGTCAATCTGAAACAACCCGTGCCCGTGGCCTCCGTCTCCGACATCGTCAGCCGGATTGTCCGGTGTGCCGAAGATGTCCTTAAGTAACGGGGACTTTCCACCCTGGGTTTCCCGCATGAGGATGCCGGCCATGATCTCCTCACGATGCTGGTACAGCTCGGCTGCCTCAATGAGGATCGCGCGGTAGGTCGCCAGGATGTGTTTGAGTAGTGCAACTTCCGTTTCTTTGTCTATCATGCAGTCCCTCTCAATAGGGTTTTGACGTCCTGCTTCACTTCGTCCAGGGCCTTGGTGATGTTTTCGAGCTGCGGCTGAAGCACGTCCTTACGGACGAATAGCTCCGGGCACTGCTGCTGGCATCTTTCTACGTCTTCCAGCCGGCGGCTGAGTCTCCCGTAGCCCATTGCCAAGACTGTCGCGTTAAGTAGAATGGCCCCGAAAAACGTGATCGCTGCCTCGACGTGATCGGTGATCCAACTAAACATTGCCTTCCCCCTTCCCCCATGCAGACAGAAGGATCCCCCTTCAGGTCTTCATCGTTTCCTCCAGTTGTGATTGGATAAATGCGTCGGCGCGCCACGCCGGCGCTCTGTGATCAGATCTCAGTTCCGTTCATCGGCCAGCATGCGAAGGATGACCGGAAGGAAGATTCCGCTCCTCTTCGACCCTGGAGCCGAATAGGGAATCGCATAGGGCGCAAAGCACTCCACGCGGCTCTCGAAGGAGCTGAATATGGCAAACACCACCTTCGCGGGCGATGCCGAGTACTGGAACTGGTGGTTCGGATTCTTGGTCTGGAGCGACAGGAGCATGTTTGTAAGGAACGCTGCTTCCGGCGGTGACCATGAATCGGATTGAAAGACGAAACACGCCTCGGTCTTGTCCTGAAGGTTGAAGGCTGCAAAGACGACCTTCGCGGGCGACGCGATGTACTGGCTCGCGTTCATCCCGATCTGGTTCTGCTCCGCGAGCAGGGACTGGTAGTTCAGAGGCAGAGCCATCAGGATTTCCTCATAGCCAAAAGCCTGCTGATGTAGGCGTAAGGTACCGGGCCGCCGCAAGCTTTGAAGACCCCCGTGACGCCGACATCGACCGGGACCGTGATCTCATCTCCCTGACTGAGCATGGTCGAGGGGACCATCAGGCAGTTGTATTGCCGGCCCGCGAGATAGTATGCGCTGCCTCCTCCAGTCGGGATGCACCACAGTTCTGACGGCCGGTAGATTCTAGCTCCATTCGGCGTCGTGAAACCTTGACCTGATCCCTGGTAGCTCTGCCATCCGGATCGGCGCCGGGCATAGGTAGCTGTCGCGTTGTCGAACATATACACGTTTGAAATATCGGCGTTCGATGAGCTACCGGCAAAAGCGGTGGCGTTCGCGTAAAGAAAATGCGTGTGCGCGTTCTGCGCCTCGGGACTGAGATCGAGAACTCCGGCACAAAAATAAACTGGCGTCGTGGAGCCGAGGTCAATGTCGATGTGAATGTAGAACTGCCCGCAGAAGAGGCGCACTGCTCCCGACCAGGGATTCGGGCACGTCAGCGTGGCGGGTCCGAGCTGCACGGCCTGACTGGCTCCCTGGCACACGAGAATCGTCATCGTGTAGGCGTTCGTCCTGGTCATCGTGATGTTGAACTGCCGCCCCGAATCTGCCGGAGAATAGTAAACACCGGACAAGAGCGTCCAAGCCGGAGACTGGCTGGTCAGGAGAGCGCCCAGGTTCGTAATGATCGTCGAGACATCGGAGACGCCTACTGTCTCCTGGTAGTAGGGCGTAACGCTCAGAAACGCCGGTACGGACATCGATTCTCCCTTAGGACACTCTCGCCGCGATCCTGAAAGAATTGTATGTGCTGGTTGCGCAACCTAGGACTCGGAAAACGGCCGTCACTCCGGTGTCAATGGGCACCGTGATCTGCGCGCCGAGAGATTGGGCGGCATCCACCATGATGCATTGGAATATCCTCCCGTACAGATAGGACGCAGGAGCCATTCCCCCTTGGATGTCGAAGGGTACGATCAGTAGCGATCCGCCCAAAGTGGACCTGCTGAGAGTGAGCCCCTGAGTCGGTCCGTAAGAGCAGTAATTGTAATAACTGGCTGCATAAGTCGTGGACCCGAGCGGAAGGGTCGTCATGTTGTCGGCGCCGTTCTGCGAGAGTGCGTTTGCGGCGCTTCGCGGACCGCTCGTCGCCCAATAGAATGCCCTCGGGACATTTATCGCCTCGGGCGTCGCATCGAGAACGCCGCAGCCGAAACACTCGGCCACTCCCGATGGCAGCGTTTCGAGGAAGAACCCGAACTTGTTAGAGTAGTATCTAGCCTCCGAGCCTCCTCCCGTGGCCACGATATTCTGCTGCGGCTGGTTCGCGACGGGCGTGACGGACCCGCTCCATTGATCCGTCACCGCATATTTCAAAACCGTGGCACTGACCTGCGTCGCTACCACTTTGAACGAGACGCCATCCGTGCGCGTCGGCGAAATGTAGGTGCCGACCGCAGTCGGACTGGCCCCAGTGACTGTGCAGGTCCAGCCGAGCGCGGTCAACTGCGTATTCAGGTCGTTCAGGATCGTGATCGTGTCGGTGATTCCCACGTGCGAGAGATAGTTGAAGTCGACGTTGATCGTGCCTGCGAGAAAATTCGGGACTGCCATGAGTCGGTTCTCCTAGGTTGCTGAATAGCCGCGCACGAAAGCCACGATCCAGGTGTTCCCGCTGGGCGCATCGTACATGAGCCCGAACAGGTCCGTGGCGCCCGCGTCGGTCGAGAGCGGAGTCGTGGGAATGTCGGTCCCCATCACATAGCTTTCGTCGAGCGTCAACGTGTGGTTGCCGCCGGAGCCCTGTTTCACTACCAGAATCACCGGACGCAGATACTTCGCATTCACTAGCGGCTGGAGCGTTGCATTTCCTGTTAACTCAACGAAGAAGATATTGCCGAGATTACAGTCTATCGTCAGTGTTGCCGCATAGGGCAGAACCACTGTACCCGGCTCCGCCGGCTGGCCAACATCGACAGGAATGGGCGAGTAGGTGGCGGCGTCGGAGAAACTGTAAGAATTCCCGAACCAGACCCGCCCCTCAAGATGCGTGAACGGGACTGTGCTGTCGTACGGAATATCGACGCTTTCAAAGGTCTGCGTCTCCGTGTCGCCTCCATCGCGCCAACATTCGCGCATGAACATCCCGCCGCCAACCTGCGCACCCTGGTAGCCCTCCGCCATCCACATCCAAGGCGGCGTGATGATCTTGATGCGAACATCCTGATACAGTCCGTTGCCGTCAGGTGTTCCCGAAATCGGCGTCACACCGACACCCAGGAGTTTGTTGCCGCTGACCTGCGCCGCGGAGAAACCGTTCCAGATCACGTGGTCCTTGTCGAACGCACCGCAGCGCACGTCCATCAGGAGCAGACCACCATTGGCGGCCACGGCCGCACCGAAATCCGCCGCCCCGCCCGCGCCGATCGTGATCGTGTTGTTGACGGGATCATAGATATGCGCCTGCGCGCTCCCGTCATAAAGCACCGCCGCCGACCCCGCGACGCCCGAGTTGGCGTCGATATTGCGCCACAAGCCTGTGGTCGAGTCCTTGACCTGGAAGAACACGAACAGGATCTTGTTGCCGTTAGTCGACGGGCGCGAAGCCCGGACGCGGCATGTCCCCGCCGCGATTCCGGGAATGACCTGCACGGCCCAGGCTGCGGGCGGACCCGCATCGGCGAAGGTCGCGCCCTCCGTATCGACATGATCGATAACGGCACTCGGTGTATCGTTCCCGTCAGTCCACACGCTCCAACCCGCGGCATTGTGCAACCGAAAGGCGAAGTAGAGTCTGCCCTGTGAGCCGGCGATGATCTGGTATATGGCCCCGAATTTACTGGCGGAAAGCCCGGTGACGATCCACTGCGTCGTGCCGTTGTGTGTCAACGCGCCGCCTTCGACGGCAGTGCGCAGGTCAACTGATTGCGCCGAAAAGCCTGTGTCGAAGAGCCGCGCCCTGAACTCGGCCTGATCAACGTCACTGTTCCACTTATCCGCGATCGCCCCAATACGCAGGCGTAGCCCCGACGAGATCGCGTTCGTCCACAGATCATCGGGAACGTGCGGGGATCCCTCTCCCCCTGTCGTGGGCGGCGGGATCACCTTCGGCGTGTACGGGTAGCTGCTGCTCGGCCAGTCATGCAGTGACTTTTCCGAACACATGATCGTGACCAGATGAGTGCCGGCCACGGCGTCGATGTCATGCTGCACGGATTCAACGAAGCAATCCTCGTCGAGGAATAGCCCGACGTTTTCATCGGCCTCGACGTGGATCAGATCGCTGACTTCAATCCTCTGCGCTTCCGTGAGCGAGTCGGCATCGCGGTGCGCCCGCAACGAAAGAGTGATTATCGAATGCGGGTCTTTATAGATCGCAAGCAGGTGGTCGCAGAAGTCCTGCGCCTCCTGGTCGTTTGTCAGGTACTTTCCGGGGAACGGGTAGGTCCGGTCGATCTTCGCGGTCGCGATCGCCTTGACCGTCGCCGCATCGCTTTCGACTACCATCGTCCCGTGCGCACGCAACAGGGTGACATAGGCCGTTACGCCACTGCCGTTCGTGATCTCAAGGTCAAGCGTTGCGCCCGTCTTGTCCGGCTGTGCGATGGAAATGTGTTCAGTTAATTCCGTCCCGCTCCCGTCACTGTTTGCATACGCCTGGTAGTCAATCATCCCCCATTCGTTGACGGCGATGTTCTGACCCGAAGGCGTGAACTGCGCTGTGATCTTCTTTGTCTCACCCGGCGCGAGTTGAACCGGATCTCCGCCGTTATTGCCCGCAAGGTCAACGTAGCTCCAAACGATCTGCGTCTCGGAGATGTTAAACGTGTGGATCGTTGCCTCGATGATGTTATAGACATCTCGGGCGCAGTCCTCCATTGCGATCTGCGAGTAGCGAATCGCGCCGCCGGTGAGCTTATTCGTCCAGGTCTTCGCGACGGTGTGGCCGGCGCGGTGCGCCCGGTCCTCGAAGACAATCTTCCCATCCTTCGATTCATGAACAAAGCCGGCCTCATTCTCTTCGAGGTCACGGACTGCCTGGAATGCGGTGATCTTGTCCTGGGTCCACCAGCGCGAGAGCGTGGACTGGCCCGCGTCAAGCGTCCGGTCGCCGGCGGGGAAGTTCGCCTTGTCCAGCACCTCGGCGATGGCAGCCCCTGTTTTGATGCCCTGGTGCATCGGCATCGTCACGAGACATTCAGAAATGCGCGAAAGAACACCGGAACCTCTGAGGGTCGCCGATGCCCCGTTGATGTGATCGCCCGGATCGGGCGTGATGGACTGAAGATCGCCCTGCCAGAGCGTTTCGTACGCCCCGCCGCTCGCGCTCAACTGAATCTTCATGAGCATGCCGGGAAGGGTCTTCCCGTAGAGCGGGCTCGCCGGATTGTACTTACTGAAATAGGACGTGCGATTGCGGACGTATAGAGTGCAAGTGCCCGCCGTGGACCGGCCCGTCAACTGGGAGCTGGTATCGCGACCGCGCCAACACGAAGCCCGGTAGACATACTGCGTGATGTCAACGAGGTCCCCGTCGCCGTTGATGTCGAGCAGGTACTTGTAGCTCGCAGCTCCCATTCACCACTCCAGATAGCGAAAGGCCCGGATCATCTCCGGGCCTCTCGTGTCACTGATTCGCCACAGGCGGCGAGCTATTGGATGTAGGCGAACCCGCCGTTGCGCCAGACGGTCGTAAAGGCTTGCGCAACCTTTTGGTTGAAGTCGTCAGCCCCGTAAACATCGCCGTTGATCGTGACGTTTACAGTCGGCATCTTCGGCTGGGAGCCGGTGTCGCCATTGTCCCCGGTGTCACCCGCGCCGCCCGTTCCGACAACCGGCACTCCGGTATTGCCCGAAGCGTCCGCGCCGGTATTGGCGGTCTTCAGGTTTTGGAGCATGACGTCGATCTCCGCGACTACCGCTGTGGCCGCCGCCGAAATCGCATCGGAAATCTTATTGCCCACGGTGTCAAACGCGCCCATCATCGAATCCGTCAACGTTTGGATCTGCGATGTGGTTTTGTCCTGTGCTGTAGCAAGATCGCCCAGGAGTTCCTTCACTTTGTCCTGGTAGGCTTGATCCATCGCGGCCTTCGTGTCCGCGAGGAGCCCACTGGAGATCGTGTTAAATCCCTGGTCGTAACGGCTCACGGCGGTCTGCCCTGCCGTGCCGCCGTACTGAATCAGAGCTTGCCGCATCGCATCGGTGAGCACGCCAGAACTCTGGAAGTCAGACACCGCCTGATCCCAGCCGTTCATGTTCGTGCCGATTCCGGCAATCCCCTTGAACTTATCAGGGTCGAGCCCGGCGTTAGTGAATGCATCAACCACGTCCTGGTCCCAGGTGCCGTTGAGCAGCTTCTGGACCGGGTCCATAGTCGGAGCTAGCTTCTCAAGCTCGCCCTGCAACTCGGTGATGAAATTGAGTGACGAGTGAAGCCCAGGCAGAGCGGCTGCCTCATTGAGCTTTTCCATGTCGCCGCCCCACTTCTCGTACAGAGTAATGAGGTCGGGAAGGATCTCGCCGGTGTCCTTGAAGTGCTGGACCAGATCCGTCCAGGTCTTGTCCTCCTTGGTCAGGTCTGCGAAGTCTTTGAACTTCTCGAGGTTGCCGCCCAGCTCCTGAATCTTCGCCGCAAGCTCGTCGGTTACCGTGCCTGTCTTCACGAAGTCGTCATAGAGCGAATTCGTGGTTGGAATCAGGCTCTTGACCGCCTGCTGTAAATTCTGCAGGTCCGTCACCGCCTTGCTGGGCGCCATGAGAACGTCGGCCCAGTTCGGAAGGTTCTGCTGCAGTGCCGCCGAGTTCTTGAACGCCTCGGCGAATTGCTTGTTCAGTTCGGTCCAGTCGCCGGTTGCCTGCCCCAACTCGAAGGCACTACGAAAATTGAACGTGCCCCACGAGGTCTTGACCTGCTCCAACGACTGCAGGAACTCATTCACCTTCCCCTGCGCTTGCGCGAGAGGATACAAGGTGTTGACGAGAAATGTCGGCGACGACGAGATGTCTTTGCGGATGTCGTATGCCGAGGAATCCGTCAAGCCGAGGCTTTCGTAAAACGACTTGAACTGGTCGGTGCTTATATTGATGCCGCCGAAGTCCCGCGCCACTTCCATCGAGCCGGCTTGTTCGGAAGTCTTGCCCTGAATCGCACTGACGAGACTCTGGACACCCTTCGTGAACGCCCCGACCGCAGCGCCGATTGCGGCCCCGATGGGTCCTGCGATCGCCAGGCCGGCCAGCGCGCCGCCACCGATTCCTTCGACCCAGCCCGCGGCGCCGTCCCGGTTGATCGAGTCCATGTAGGCCATGATGCCGCCGGTCGTCATGAGCCCGCCAGCGATCCCACCAACGCCTTTCCCGTTGATGCCTCCTGCCGGCAATCCGAATAGCCCGGTACTGCTTGGACCGCTGGACTCCTCGCCGCTGTCAGACTTACCTGCGCCGGTGATCCAGTCGGATAGACTCTTGCCGAGCTTCTTCATTTCGTCCTTGAGCGGACTCAGAAGCTCGTCCAGGAACGTGCGCAGCAGGCCCTTGACCGAATCCTTCGCCACTTGCGATATGGTCTGCCAGAAGCCTTTCCATTCAACGATGGCGTCAGAGATCCCCTTGATCCAGTCGTTGAAAATGGTCGAGATTTCCTGGCTGACTTCGTCCTTGGTTTCCTTGGCGGCGCCAACGAATACGTCGTTGAACGCCTTCCAGTCCTTGTCCATCTCCGCTTTGGACGGCAGTTGAAAAGCGTCCTTGAGCGGGTCCCTCGATTTCATCTTGTCGATGTCTTCGACGGTCTGATTGAGCAGTTCCTGGACGGCAGACACCGTGTCCGCCGGCTCTTCCTGCTTGATATGTTTGAGAGATTCGGTCCAGGACTTCATGGCATCGTCCGCCCGCTTCCAGGCCAGGGCGGAGTTATACAACTCTTCATCCAGCGCACTGAGAGGCTGCCCGAATTCCTTCTGCGCTTCGGTCGCCTTGACGATGTCCTTCCAATGCGCTTGCGCGTACTGATCGACAGTTGCGCCCACAGCGGCGAGTTTCTTGTACTCGTCCGTGATGGCGCTCATCGGTTGGATCTCTTTAAGCCACTGCTCCTGTAGTTTCTTCTCCTCCTCAGTGAGTCGGTGTACGGAGTCAGCGGCAGCCGCATGGGCCTGAACCTGCCGGTTCGCAAGTTTCTGTACCTGGTCATACGCATCGAGCATCGGTTTGATGCGGTCGATGTACTTCTGTGGGTCTTCCCAGCCCGACCTGTGTAGGATGTCAATCCCGTACTGTGCCTGGTCCGCGCCAATGTTCAGGCTGCGCGCGCGTTTCTCAAGTGCCTCCGCCTCTTTGCGAAGCGCCTCTTGAGACATCTGCTGCATCTCTTTGACGCGGCCCTGAAACAAGCCCAGCTTGTCCCACAACTTGGTCAGTGCCTCGTCGGCCCCGGTGAGATCGGCAATCCAGCGTCCTATGTTCCAGCCCAAAATCGCAGCACCGGCAACCGATGCCGCCTTCCCGAAGCCTCCCATGTTGTTCCCGGCAGTGGCGATGACCTTGCCGAAGTTGTCCCACTCTCCGATCATGCTCGTGATCTTAAATCCAGCCCAAACTGTAAGGAAGGCGATCGCGGCGCTCTTCAGGGTGTCAAAGTTGCCGGCGGTAAACACTATGACCTTGCCAAGCGAGTCAACCGCGGAGGTGAGGCCGTCGACAATGCCGGTGTTGTGAACAATCGAGCGCTCCAGATTGCTCATCATCTTGTCCCACTTTTCGCCTAGGGTCTCCTCCATGCGCCCGTGGGCATCGAGCATGTGGTTGCCGGATTCGGTCATTTGATCGAAGGCCAGAGCCGCTTTCTGCGCTCCCGCTCCAGCCAGGGCGAGAAAGGCGTTCACCTGCCGACCCTGCAGCCCAAGCTCGTTCGCCAGGGCCGTATCCCCCTGGATCACGGTCCCGAGCTTGGAAAGGACGTTGATGATGCCGCCGTTTTTGAACGTGTCGGCATTCAGGTCCACACCCATTTCCCGGAGTTGCTGGTTGAGCTTCGAACCTTCCGTGCTCATCTTCGTAAACAGGGTCGTGAGCAGAGTCGCACCCTGGGTGACCGGAATCTGGTACTGCTTCAGGGTCGAAAGAACGGCCCCGAGGTCGGCCAGTGGAATGTTCAGGCCTGCAGCCACGCTGGCGAGTCTGCCAAGACCCTTTGCCAGTTCGTTCGCGTCCATGCCGCCGCCCTGGCGGAGGATGCGGAACAACGTCTCGGCCGTTTGCGATACCTCTGCGGTGCTCTTGCCGTAAGCGTTTTGCGAGACCTTTAGCAAATCAACGGCGCTTGCCGTATCAACGAACGCGGTTTTGGAGAGAAGCGCGGCCTGCTTCACATAGTCGATAGCATCAGCCGAGCTGACACCGGATTGAATAGTCGCGTAGAGGGTCTTTGCCAGTTGCGTATTGGAGCCAAACTCGCCCCCAAGAGAAAGCAATTGTTCCCGGAGCGCTCCGTAGACTTCAGGGCTGCCCTCAAACAGAGTTGTGACTTTGGCGAACTCGGTCTGGAAGTCAATCAGTTTCCCGGTCCAGTGCTCAATCTGCTGCGCGAGCTGGAGGCCGCCGAACGTGACAGCGAGCCCGGCCACGATACCCTTGACGCTCTCAAGAGCGGAGCCGAACCCCTGGCTGGACGATGCAGCTCTCTTCTGAGAGTTTTCAGCCTGGTCGCCTACGTCGCTCAGGGCGAGCCGCATCTTTTCGAGTGCGGCCACGCCCTGGGAGGTGTCAGCCCGCAGCGTGAACTGGATTGTCGAACCCGGCATGGGATTGCCTATCTTGCGAAAATCGTCGCGAGTCGCGCAGCGATAATGTTGGCTTGAAGTTCGGCAACGTGGATCTGCCGTTCGTATTGAGCGGATTCGAGTGCCGTTATTTGATCGGGCGAGAGGTCGAGGAGATCCTCTTTTCGCAAGAGGCCGATCTCCCAGGACGCAAACAGATCAAGGGCATCGCGCACCAGGTCGATATTCCTGGCTGCTTCAAGCGCCAACTCGGCGTCGTGCCCGCGGTAGGGGTTCTCTTTCAGGCTGCAAACAAGGCAGCAGGAAGGGTCTTTCTTTAGCAGTCCGCAATGCCGGAGATCTGGCGTCGCCCGTCTCACTTCATCTTGGGCTTCTTTGTCGCCTAAGGACAGGAAGAGGTCCGCGAAACACTCTTCCCGCCCGCACTTGGCATCTTCACGCAATAGCCGGTATCCGCGAAGGCCCCGGCTGAGAGCCTTCGCAACTAGCCGTTTTTTACCGTGATCCGGCTCATCACGCGATTGACAAAAAACAGCTTGTCGCTCAACTGCAGCTTCGGGAGCCACTGGTTCTTATTGGCTTCCGTGCATTCCTGCCCATTGATCACGAATCCGCCGAGGCCCGTAAGCATCGAATCGGCAAGCTGCTCGATCGTGTCCCAGTTGATGCGTACGATCGTCCGGCGGCCCTTTTGGACCTGCTTGCCTGCGCGCTTGTGCCGGATGCGGTCTTCCTCTGTGATGCGGCGGTGCCTGAAGGTCAGATTCAGGACAGCCACCGACTCGAGCGCGGGCACGTAAAGCGGGCGCTTGGCTTTCACTTCCTGCTCCGCTCCGCCCAGGACAAGCTTGAGCTTGCCTGTGCCCTCCTCGGATGCTGCGATGAGGTTACTGTACCCTTCCGTGTAAATGCGCGTCTTAATCTGAGGATTCGCGTCGAGCCACGCCAGCATTTGCTCTCGTGTGGCCTCGCCCTCGATCCCCTGAATGCTGCGGAAGTGCTTGGTGACGAAGGCGCGCACGTTCGCATCGTCGCCGGCTTCCGTTTCGGTTTCATCCGCAAGGTCCGAGGCCTTGGTTTTCGGCATCAGGTCGTCGAGAAACGATTTTGTCTCGTGCGATCCGGTAGCAGCATCCATGGCGAAGTAGGCCATCACGTCCTGACCGCCCTGATCGAACTGCAGGGGGAAGATGATCTCGTCCCCAGTCAACTCGTAATGCAATCCATCCGGCTCTATCACTGCAACATTGCCCATGCGACTCGTCTCCTAAAGAAAAAAGGGGCGAGATCGTTCCCGCCCCGGATTTTGGTTGGGGGTGCGCGAATCGAACGCGCCTTTACGGGGCATGAGCCCGCTGGGTAACCACTACAGTAACCCCCTTCAAACTGCATCAAGTGGCCATTTCACGCTCTTTCGCCCTGATGCCCCACCGTCACTCGCGTTAACTCGTCGAACGGGTGATCGGCGTATTGATGCCGATATTGACCGTGCATTCCTCGACCGTGCCGACTGCCCCCGAAATCAGCGGAATCTGGCCCATGAATCCCTGGAAAGAAAACTCCGGATTGTCAGTGGCCTTCGCCGCGCGTTTGCGCCGCATCTTGAACGAAACGAGCTGCCCGCGGTTGTCCCACAGCACCTCATCCACGCTGCCGGCGCCGTAGTTCTTGAACATCTTCGCGCTCGCCGTGGGCTTCTCCAGGCCTGGCACGTAGACATGGCAGCCGTCGCCGGACGCGGTCGTCTCCACTTCGTCGATCGCGAAATTGAGCTGGATCTCCGAGGTCTGGTCCGACAGGTCCACACTGTTGACCTCGAAGTACGGATCTTTGATGACTTCAACCACTGCCGTCATTGGTAACCTCCCCAAATGAAAAAAGCCCGGATTGCTCCGAGCCTCGTCAATTCCCTGCCCTCTTCCCCAAGCTACACGATGCCGACGACCACAAAGATGGTCGCCGTCCCGACAACCGTTACTTTGACGCGCCACCACGAGTCGGTAATCGGCCCCGCTGCCGACTTGAACTCGGAACCGGTGTCGGTATGTTGCGCGAAGGTGATCTTGTCAGTCGGAGAGGCCATCCCCTCTGCGTCATCGCACTGAACCACCACGTCAACCGAGCCACTGGCCACGTCAAAGACGTGCAACGCAGCAAACAACTTCTTCCCTTCCGGCACAGCCCCAACATGGAAGGCAGTTCCCAGATGCTCTCCGGCTGCGAGCATGGTCTTTGCGATCAGGATGGTCCCGCGAATGACTTCGCCGGCATCCTGGCTCATTGAAAAATCGAAGCTCGGCAGCTCGCCCACTTTCATACTCGGGGCGTAACTCGAGCCCCATGCTTTCGTAAAATAGGCGATCTCGCCACTCACGCCGCCTTTCTGCGTGACAGAAACGGGGACACCCGCTGTCCCGAGGCGCGCCACGAGGGTTTCGTCGACCAGCCCTTCGCCGAAGGTGACAAAGCCTTTCTGGTCGAGAGTGATCTTCGCTAGGCCCGGCGCCGTCACGTGCGAGCTGTCCGGAAAGGTCGTACATTCCTTCTGGTCGAACTCAATCGCTAGGCTCACTTCGTTCTCGTCGCCGCTCAGGTCGACACCGCCGAGATACACCTTCCGATCCTTGATAATGTTGGCAATTGCAGTCACGCCGTCCTCCTATAGGCCACAATGGAAGCGCCCCTCATAACTGGGTGCGTTCTTTTAAAACTTCAAAGTTGCAGGCAAAGACCGTGCGGCCCTGCTCGTCCCGCCGCAACACGAACGGCTCATCGAGCGCGGCAATCCACACGTATCGCGTGTCATTCAGTGCCTGGTCCGCCAGGCCGTCTAGCAGTTGCTTGATCCCCTCGATCTTCAGACGGCCGTCTTCGTAGTCCGAATCCCGGACCTCGATCTGGAATCGGGGCTGCTCGGCCGCTACTCCCCCTGACGTTCTGATCGGCGCCTGACCGCGATATTCAAAGACCGCAACCGCTCCATCAGGCGTGTCTGGAAGGTCTGATTTGAAGAGGTCTTCTCCCTCAGTGCCGTACTCGTTTTCGGCCAGATACCCGCAGATGTCGTCAAGGAGCATCGGATGTCTCCATTACTTCGGCAAGGCGTTCTCGGCCTCGATTTCGATCTCTTCCGCTATCACCGCGTCGAGCTTCGGCCATGCCTCGTTGATCGGGTCTTCGAGAAACTTCGCTTTTCCAACCTTATGATGGGCTGCGAGGTTCTCGTGGACTTCCGCAGCGTATCCGACTTCTTTGCCCGCATTCTTGCCTTGCGCAGGACCGCCGTAGCCGCCCACTACGGTGACGACTCCTCCTTCGATCACCGGCTTCTCGACGTGCCCGGTCGACTTCAAGGCGCCCGTATCAACCGGGCATTCCTTTTTCGACTCCGTCATTACCTCTTCATACCAGCCGTAGGCGCCGCGAGCCACTGCCTCGGCCTGTCCACGTTCGAGCTTTGCGAGGCCAGTGATGGCTTGCGTCAGACCGACAAACTCGCCTTTAAACTCAATCACGTCTCTCTCCGAACCAGACCTCGACCGCATACGGTTGCCCGTCACTGTCGAGCGTCGCCTGAACGTCAACGATGGGAAGCAGTGAGCCGTCCGGCATCGTGAACACATCCGTTGGTCTTACGGCCACGTTTTCAAGGATGATGATCTGGGTACGGCTGACAAGCTCGGTGCCATCCGCCAGTCTCCGGCGGCGCTCACGATTGATAATCAATGCCTTCCTGACCACGGGATCGTTGTACTCGGGCTTTCCGTAGGCGGATCTTCCCGTCATGGTCTGATGCTGCACGGTGGCGAGCAATCCCTGGACGGTCCGGTTTGCCACGGCCACGAGGTCGTGAATGAGTTTCGAGTTCATCGTTACGCTCGCACCAGATTGATCATGCCGCTCGAACCGTGCTTGCGGTCTCCCCAAAGCGAGATCATCTCGTACACTGCCTCGGGAATGACACGCCGCTTAGGCGAATTACCTTGGTTAAAGCCGACCTTGACCGGGCCCACGGCGATGTCGCCCAAGCCCTCGGTCGATAGCTCGGCAGTTCGATCGTTGGCAATCAGATACATCGCAAGCTCCGCCTGCGCTTCCTTCAGCGCCTGCGGAATCTCGCTGTCGGCAAGAATGCGGCCTACTCCATCGTAAAGACCGCTATCGATCGGATCGCCGTCGTACATGCCGATGCGCGGCCACTGAAGCGCCTGATGGTCCACGTCGGTCGGGTATCCGTCCCATGCGATCTGACTGTCGAGCAGCCTGGCGGCCCACAGTAAGGCCTTGGTCTTCGTCGGATCCGTTGCGGTGTCCCAATCGCTCGTATGTAACCGAGTCTCGTGATAAGCGTTTGCTTCTTCCAACGTGCAGTATGAGTTTGAATCCGAGCTGCCAGAGGTCGCATTGATTTCCGGGATCGCCATGTCTCACCTCATCTCAGTAGGTGCTCATCACCTTGCGGCCACGCTCCATGCGGCGCTTGTCTTGCCGCGTCGGATTCGGTTCGACCTCGATACCACCCACCTTATAGGCCAGACGGATCAAGAGACGCGCCAGCTGCATCCGGATTCTCGTCGTGCGGGAGAGCTTCACCGCCATGTTCATTCTCGGGTTTGATGTCGGTCTGATCACTTTCACTTGGATTTGCGCCTTTCTGTTTTTTCGCTGCCTTCGCCGCTGCCTTGGCCGTCTTTCTGGCGATTGACTCCACCGCCCCCTCAAGCCCCGGAATCGGCGGAGTCTCCGGCTTCTTGCCGTCCTTGGCCGGCTCTCCTTCGGCCTGCTCTGGTTCCTTGGCAGTCCCAGGATTCTTGTCGCGGTCCTCCCAACGCACATAGCGCGGGTCCTTCCCTATATCCCTCTCGTCCAGCCACAGGAATGCGTCAGGCTTCTTCCAGTTCACAATCTTTATCAGGGCCATATGCCTCCTAGATGAAAGTGGGGCCGCACGCAGCAGCCCCACTATCAACAAATGGAAAACTACGCGGCGTCGCGCAGACGAACGCCCATGTTTCGATCAAGCACCTTCATCCCGTACAAGACGTCGAGCGCGACCTTGATCGTGCTGTCGTCGCCTTCGTACCAGATGCGGGAACGGAGCGCCAACCCGGTAACCGGATCGGTAATCGTGCTGATGCGGGCACCCAGGTTGTTCCCAGCCTCGGTCAACGGAGCCATCGCCAGTGCGATCGAATTGCGGTGGAACCCAAGGCTCTCGCTGAAGTTGCCCACGATGACCTTCACCACCTGTGCGTCGGTCACGGCCAACTGCAAGCCCGGCTCAATCTTTAGCGTAATCGCGCCGGCAACTGCGGTCGCGTCCTCAGTGATCACATACTTCTGGGTGTGGCCCGTGATCTCCAGGACATCGCCGGCCTTGACCGTGCCGGCGGCGGTCAGACCGTCTATGTTGATGGTCTTCGTGCCTGCGGCATATCCAGCGGCGTTATTGATCGCGCCGTCAGGATCGGCGCAAGCGCCGCCAGTGTGGCTCTTGACGTTCTGGTTCGCAAAAAGCTCGAACCCAAACTTCGGGCCAAGCGTTCCACGCATCTGGGTCTGAACTCCGGCATCGCCCGCGCCCTGGCTCTGCGAAAACGCGGCCAGATTGAGGAACTCCGCCTGCAGGGTCCCGTTGATCATCATGTGCAGGTCATCCATCGGAACGCTGTTGTTGAAGAGTACCGCCTGGGATGCGGTAAGGTCCGCGACAGCAGCGGGACTCGTGGCGACCACATAGAACGGGAACTCCTTGTAGAGCGCGGCCAGCTTCTGGTCGATGTCGTCCGCCAGGGCGTAAGCCGCGGGCCGGATGTGATCGTTGATGATCTTCTCGGTCGTGAAGGTCAACTCCTTGTCGGTAAGAGCAAACTTCACCTCGCGCCAGAAGTTCAAAGCGATCTGCACCTCGCCCGCCTTGATGTCCTGTGCGGTGGACGGAGCGTCCTGAGCGGTGAACGTGCTCGGGACGGAAATGGAAATGACCGAACCCTTCTGCTGAGGGTTCTTGTCATAACCGCGATAGACGCGGCCGGCCATCCCCAAAGCCTTTTCCAGGGCGATCAAGCCTTCCTGGGCGTAAAACAGGGGATCGTATACGGAAAGAACATTACCCATCGTTACTTGCTCCTTGCTGTGATGTGCTTCCCTTCGCGGCGCACCGATCCCCGGTGCTTCGTCACCTGGACCATCCCGGTCCTCGGCTTAAGAAGCGCGGCCGTTTCTGTGAAGCAGTTCAAACGATGAAGGCCCGCACACTGCGGGCCTCCGTTGTCAGTCGATTGTCAACTCTCTGCTTGAAAAACTACTCCGCGATCTCGAGCGGCAGGCCGGACTTTTCGGCCTGCGCCTTCGCACTGCGGTACTTCTGCGGGTCTTTCGCTTCCTCGCGACTCAGTCGAACCACTTTCGCGTTGCTCGTGCTGCCCGAACTCGGCGGCGTTCCCGCTCCGGCCGATGGCTTGAAGAGGTGCGGCGCCTCCTGCTGCAACCCACTCACCCACTCGTCGATGGAGATGGGCTTATTCGGGTCCTTGCCGTAGATCACCTGATCGCCCTTCATCGCCGTCGGCGTCTTGTCCTTCAGGGTCCAGGTCTTCTGGCCGCGGAGTACGACATCCTCAACAGCATTCTCGAGAACGCCGGCCCTTATGGCAGCGGCGCGGATGGAGTTGTCGATTAATACCTCGGCCATCGACAGGCTTACGGTCTTCAGCTCCTTTTTCAGGTCGGCGATCGTCTTATTGAAGGCGCTGATCTGATTCTCGTAGTCGGCCTTCATCCGCTCGGTTCGGACTTTGAGCAGCTCCTCCACCTTCCCGGCGTCGAGCAACTGTTTGTCCTCAAGCTCCACGAGCTTCTGCTGTGCAGCCTTTGCCTTCTCGGGGTCGATGTCCTTAAACTTGTCAATCGTCTCCTGCAGTTGCTTCTTGGCCTGTTTCGCCTCCTCGCGAACTGCCGCCAGGGCGCTCTTCAGCCCGGTGACATCTTCAACCCCTTCCGCGTCGAGCATGAACTTACCGTCCTTCTCGACGTAGTACTGGCGCATAGCCTCCGGCAATGCACCATGTTCTTCCTTTGTCAGTACAGCCTTAAGCGGCATCCCGCCACTCTCCTTTAAAAATGGAAACGCCCGAAATCTGGCACCCGGCCAGATCTCGGGCATTTCTGTTCCTCATGTGCCCCAACCGGAACCCCTCCGGGTGGGGCCTTCGCAGTTTCAATCAAAAATCACTGTGCATCGAACTACGCTACCTTCATCATCTTGGGTAGCCTGAGCTCCCGCGCCTTTCTGACCAGTCCTTCGCTGCAACGGCAGTTCGGATGTAACGTCGGACGTGCCACCCCGTTTGGATAGATGCCGTTGATGTCACGACGCATATGCTCCATCGCCCGGCAGCGCGGACACAGGCGGTCGTCGTTCGCGACGATCCAGCAAACCTCCCATTCCTGGGGCCGGAGCAGGCCATCGCTCACAGCCTGCGTCCAGAGCGCCCCCTGGCCGGCATTCGAAGCGTCGATTGTGAGCGTCCTGGCAATGCCCTCAGCTCGCTCCCGAATCAGCCGATCGGTGTAGTTTGCAACCAGCTTGTCGATCCGGTCCTGCGTCAATCCCTGCCGAGCAATAACACCCGCGGATTGCGCCATGCGGCCGCGCTTGAGCTTGTAGAGCGCCTCCTTGCCCATGTCGGTGGCACCGCGCTGGGCGAGATCCTCGAAGTATTGCCGGTAGCGGTCCACTGTCTCCCACTGGTTTGCCGTCAGCCCGACAATGTCCCGGATCTGCCGGGCCATGTCGTACGGATGGACGCCTTCGGAAAACGCCTTAAACAGCGCATCCCGAATCGCATTCTCGCTTTCGGCCCGAATCTTCAGGATCGGATTCAGCGTGGCGTTGCGGATGAAGTCGAAGACTTCCGGATTCGTTACGTTCAATGATGCCGTGATCCCGCCGGGCAGCGCCGCAACCTTAGCTCCCTTCTCCGCCACTTCGCGAATCGTCCGCGCAATATCGGCTTGAAACTGCTTCTCGAACTCCTGGAGCGGGATTGCATTCAGCACCGCCGCCACATCCAGCCGACGTATTGCGGCCTCTATCCTCGAGATCGCCGTTGCATCTTTGATCTGCTGAATTGTCCGTAGGAAAGCCTTGGCAATGTCGGGCTCCATCTGCTTCGCTATGCGCTGGATGCCCTGGATGTTTTGGATTGGCATTTGACCTTTGATCCCGTTGGTACTGGTGCTAAAAAAAGACCGATATTAGGCTACGAACACTTCTTTTGCATGCGCCGGAGGCAGAACCTATGGCAGCGAAACACAAGGCAACGCGCAGATGTAGCAACGAAGATTGTACTTATGTAGTCGAGGTGACAGATTGGGAATTGACGTATTTGTTTATGTTGAATGAGACTCAGAAATTTTCATCCGGTCCGTACATGGAGTTTTTGCATCTCGAAATCAAAGGCCTTATCCGCCAACCTGAAAAGTTTGCAGCCAAGGAAATAGGTGCGACTTTTCTAGGGGATCGTGAGATCCTGCCGCAAGAGAATGCTCGACCAGTCTCCGACGCAAAGCCCCTATGTGTTGGTTCAATCACCCTGCGAGGCGAACGACGGGAATTCCTCGGGGCGCTTCCTTTCGATTCCCTCCCGATTATTGAGTCTCTCCTTGAGACAAAACGGATCCAGTACTTTGATTTGAACGGCGTTACTCCATATCGCGGACGTGCGGAAATAAGGTCTGTTCATTTCTTTAAGAAATATGACCCTGACGAATACTGATCGCGAGAAACCTCGTCGTATCCTTGACCTGCTGAATTGTCCCTAAAGTCGCCTTCGTAATATCTGGCTCCATTCGCTTCGCTATGCGCTGGATGCCTTGGATGTTTTGGATAGGCATTGAGAACCTGTGTAGTAGCCGCAATGTCCTGAAGTGGCAAGCCTTGGGGTGATGGTTTGATGTTCTTGTTCCCGAAGATTAGCTGGAATCCTGTCAGTTTCAAGCAAGCCCATTTTACGCTCATTTGGCTCCGCAATATCCATAAACGCCATTCCTGGACTGCATTCCAGTTCCAGGTTGCCGACATATAGCCCACCGTGTTGGTCTACCCTTGCGCGTGCACCGATTGCCGTAGCGGTATTCGATCGCGATAAAGCCAGGGTGGTCGAAGCCAAGGTCGAACGTTTGCAACAGAATGTCGCTCCGCTGCAAAAACGCCACAGAGTGGCACATCATCCAGCGGTTCTAGCTTTTTATTTCCCTGCAACCTGTCCTAGCAAATATTGTTGTAATCCGTACTGATCATGTCTATAATTGATATTAGGCTAATCCATGCGACCGCTTGGCCCTTTTGCGAGCGATTGATACGCTGGTCGGCACAATTTCAAGCTAAGCCACAACCAACTTCGCATTTGCAACATAAAGGGAGACATAAAATGAGTGCATCATCTCTAGTTGTTCTGTCAGGTGGATTGGATTCAGCTGTGTTGTTGCACAAGCTCGCCAAGAGCAAAGTGTCGTTAAAGGCGATCTATTTTGATATCGGATACCTGCCGTCGATTCCTGAGAAGAATTCGGCGAAGATGTTTTGTCACAGTCTTAATGTTCCGCTCGAAATCGTCGATGTGCGTGGCATCTTCTCAATGGTAATGGGGTTTGTTCCGATTGAGGTTCTTGGTGCGGGAGAGTTGGATAAGGGGCAACCCGTGCCAATTCCAAAAACCGATCGGTCACAAGACAAAGACTACGTGAGCGGCTTTCACGTACTACTTGGGCTAGCTTCTTATTACGCAATGCTGGCCAAGATTAAGATAGTAAATGTAGGAATTATCAGGGAGCAAGTTAAATACAACAAAGGGCTTAAAGGTTTTCTAACATCTTGGGCCGCTCAAATAGAAAAGCTCAATCCAACCCATCCATTTGATCTTGAAGCTCCATTCTCGTCACTTTCAAAAACAGCGGTAATCAAGCTCGGCCTTGAATTAGGAGTTAGTTTGGAGCGTACCTGGAGTTGCTATAAACCAGGCCCGTTACACTGCGGCACTTGCAACGGATGTCTCTCACGAAAGCACGGGTTCAAGTACGGACGAATTCCTGATCGAACTATGTACGTGGTCTGACATGGCGCTCGAGCCGACCTTTGTGAAAAACGCGCGGGCGGCTGAGCTTCAGAGTTAAGTGTTCTCTTTTCCTCTCTACTGCCTTCACTTAGCGCAAAACGCGAAAGAAGGAGCGACAATGCCAGGATTCAATCTTCCCTACCAACCGATCCGTCAGCAGTTGTATAAGCCGGCTGAGCTGTTTCAGGGCTTCCAGTCCAGCGAACCAGCTTCCTGGGGAGAGACCTTGGACTTTGCAATTTATCGGCATTTCGTCTTGGAAGGTCGGAGCACCCCAACAAACCCGTACTCGGGAATGATGCAAGCGCTACATGACAATTCCATCACGCAGTCCACAGCCGCATTCATTGATGGTCGCAGAGTCGCCGCCATCATGGGTGACCACAAGATGGCGCGTGATTCTGCGGCTTACAGGAACGTAGCGACTCTCGCTCGTCGCCTTACCCGAACTGGCATCCTAATGTGCACTGGTGGCGGGCCTGGGGCTATGGAAGCAAGTCACTTGGGCGCCTCACTCGCGGGAGGGCCCGATTCAGACCTCGACAACGCACTAGCCCTGATGAAAACTCAGCCTGTGGTCCCAGCACTCGGAGACATCGTCAATCCCAAGGGCGTGGTTGACTCAGCGTTGGTGGCTCAGGCGCACACTTGGTTCAAACCGGCATACGAGATCGCTGCATCGATCAGTACTCCAAGCGAGAGCCTGGCGGTTCCGACGTGGCAGTACGGTTATGAGCCAACTACTCCACTTGCTACCCACATCGCCAAATACTTTCAGAACAGCATTCGAGAAGACGGCCTCTTGGCGCTCGCGAAACAAGGCATCGTATACTCTCAAGGCAAAGCTGGAACAATCCAAGAAATCTTCCAGGACGGAGCACAGAACTATTACAAAACCTTCGGCTTTTTCAGTCCGATGGTGTTGTTCGGGGTCCAGTATTGGACCACTGCCTATCCAGTTGTCGGCGTTCTTCAGAAGCTATTCACACCTGCTGACTTCGCGAAGTATGTGTTAGTGACGGACGACGTCGGCGCTGCCGCGCGATTCATAGAGCAGTTCGTCCCGTAA